CACCGGGCGCGCCCGGGCTTCCCGCCGAAGAAGAATGGCGGAAATAAAGGAAAATTTTTGGTTGACAAGATTACGACCCTGAGCTATTCCTGAAGATAGAATGAGAAAGAGAGGTACACATGGACTGATTAATGCTATTAATACCCGTAAAATTGGCGGTTTTCTGCTTCTTTTTGTGGTATGTATTTAAATACTCTGCGTAGTAAGGTTTATCCTGCTGCGCCCGGGTTCCTGGATCCAGCAGCTCCTGCTGCCAGGCAAACTCCGGAAACTCCTAACATGGACCACTCGATGACTTGACTGGTCCATGAGCTGTATACACCGGGCGCGCCGGGCGACAAAGTTCTCCTGAGAAACGTAGAATAGATATCCACAACTTAATGTGGGAAAGGATTTACATTACTGCACTTTGATGTTATAGTATATGTATAGAGTAAGACACTCATTAACCGAGATAAAAA